TTATATTTTCTATTTACATACTCAATCCAAGTTTCATCATCTTTACGAGGGTCTAAGTCTATATCTGGAGTAAGTCCTTCTTTAGCTTCTTCAACTATTTCACCAACTTTATCTTTAACCGTGTTGGGAAGGTCTCTCAAAGCTTTTACTAAATCATTTAAAATTATTAAACTGTCTTCAGTTTTGTCATATAATGCAGCTAATACTACCCCTTTTGGTAGTCCTAAATCAATTGCTGGTATCATTTCACCTAGAGCAATTAAGTTATTTAGATAATTAGCTTTTTTGTCTATCTTAGCAAATCCATACCATATTAACGCTTGGAAAAAAGGGATTACAATTGGTAAGACCATCTCAATTATTTTGACTGTTTGAGGATTATTCAAAAAGTCTAAAGGTTTCTTTTTCATACTTTATACCCTGTCAATATTGCTGAAGCACTGCCATTGTTGCTATCTTGTGAAACATTCACTTGTACTAGTGTATTTGGTGGAATAATAAATTCCAATTGTTTAGGTTGTATTCCTAGTGTAGCAGCACTTAAAACCTGTTTTTCTGCAAAAAGCATTTGTCCATCTGCCTGAACTGATAAGGACAATACTTGTCCAGCATCCATAGTACTAAAATCTAAACCAAACATTAGTCTTGTTAAATAAAAATCTGCTGGATTATTGTAATTTAACAGTTCAACACCTGAACTAGTTAAATCTAAACGTGGACTCCAGCCATAGATATATCCTTCTTTTACTCTAGATACTGATTTAGATGGGCTTAATGTCATATTAAATTAGGTCTAGTATGCCACACTTAACCAGTAAGGCAATACAACATACTCTAACAACCCATTGTTCAAAGCTTCTGGATTCGTCTATCCATTTATCCATACATTTTACCTACAAAAGAAGCTGTCCATATTCGTGTAGCTGTTTGGTCGTTTTCTAATGTTAAAGACAATAGACTATTAGCAGGTACGAGTAATTTAATAGGATTTGAAACAGTTGGATAAGGTGTAGTGTCACTACTCATAAATCCAATATAAACACTTTGGTCGTTAAGTTTAACATCTATAAAGAAATCATTGCCTGATGCACCTTTACAAGCGATTTGTATTTCACCAATTATATATCCTTCACCAATGCTAAATTCTAACATTGTTGTTGGGTCTTGATTAACAGAGACTTCACCACTATATGCATAGCAATGATTACCTATTGTAATAAGACCTTTTTGACCACCTAAAAAGGTAGCATTACTGCCTATTTTTTCTGAGTTAGTAAATACTCTACTCATTCAAAGTACAAAGTGACCGCACCAACGGAAGCACTAGCTGACCCTTGATACTGTATAGCAATTTGCAAATCTATGTTATTAACTCCGGCAACGCTGAAGTTAACGTCTACAGATTGAAAACCTTGTGCCGCACCAGCATCAGCGGTGTCCCCTGCTACTCCCCATATGGTTGGGTTTTGTTCTGACATATTTGAACCTAGCAACCTAGCTACAACTGTAGCCCCAGCTGCGTTCTTAACGTCAAAAGCGCAATCGATTCTCGAAATGCGAGATGACCCCTGAGGCACTTGAATGTTGCCCAGGTTACTAGATGACATGTTATCCGTCATGGAAAAGTAGGTCTTATCCGTCGGTGTAGCGTCAAATGTTCGTGTTATTGTTGTGACTTGTGCCATTTTTTTTTACTCCTTTACAACCTAAAGTAAAGCTTAGAGCCTCCAAGTTTTAAATTAGGTAATTGTTTCCTCGCTAAGGCTCCAAGAGCGGCGACGCCAGCAGCACCTACAAGGGTTTTTCTGCCTCCTTCGCTACCAATTAAATCTATAGCATTATCTGCTAAGGTCATACCAGCCTTAGATAGTTGACCATCTAGAACATCCTGCACTACACTATCACCTATTACAGGTGTAGTGAACAATCCACGGGATGTCTTTGTTCCTGCGTTCAGGTATGATGCTATTGCCAAACCACTTGCCATACCTGTGACACTTGGGTGAGGCATACTTTTTCTTCTTGCCATTTTACGACCTCTCTTGGGCCTATAGGTGCGTGACCGTTTTCGAGAGCCTGAGCGAGACTTTGACATATCGTAAGATTTTTTAGAGATGAGTTTACCATCACGGAAATACATGAACCTACCCTTTTTGTTTTTCTTACGATACACACCTACAGGCATAAAGTTGTATAGTAAGTTGTGTTATATAATCTTATTCCCTACACAATTATTTATATTACCCCATCATCATTAAAGAATATGAGCGAGGAGAACTTGTTAGAGCGTTATCAAACAACGCCAAGCTTTGCATTATGGGACGGTGAACATGCCGTTCTACGCTTTACTGGTACACTTAATGACCAGCTAGAAAGAATTGATAAGGATGGCAATGTTCATGACTATTTAGGTCTTGAAGTATATCTGATATCACATTCAAATAAGAACTATGCGCATAGAGAAGATACAACGTGTTTTTTAAGAACTGGAAAGGACTCAACTTTAGCTAAATGGGCATTAGACCAATTGCCTACAAATGATAAGGATTTAATCTTTCATATATCCAATTCGAAAGCATCAGGTTATAATCTAAGGGTAGAAGGAAGAGTAGGTGATTTGGAATGAACTCTATACGACCTGCTGGAGTAGGTGCCTTTATCCAAGAAAATGGAGAGGGTAATTGTATTAAATGTGACCAAGAAACAAATTGGCATATGTGTCCTAGGTGTTTCTTTGGCATTGCTGAAACAAAGAACCATGTTTACCGCAATCAATGGATAGCAGTTTTAGATTATCTTAATGGTGAACTGCCATCATTAACGGACTGTGAAGAGAGGTATCCTAACAGTGACTAGAATATGCAGTTGTTTGCTAGGTTCTGCAAGCCCCTATATAATACGATGCTACAAGTGCCGTCGCGGTGAATCCTAAAAAGGTGATGGGGTAGGTTAGGGTATCAAAAAGGTGAGTTTGGTGCGTTAGAATGCGTTTAAAGTGCGTTATTTGCGGAGTCCCATGCTTTCTTGCACTGTACTTGCCGACCCTTCGCCGCTTTTCTTTGCAGCATCAGTTAAAACAGGCAAAAGCTTTGAGGCAGCGGCTTGGACGTACCACGGTTGACCAGCCAAATCCTTGGACATGCTTTGAAGAAGAGCAAGACCCGAGCCTTCTTCTGTTTTTCCTAAAGCTTGGGCAGCGTTGCCCATTGCTCCAGCCCAAAACTGCTGGAAAGCTTCTTTTGCTCGTGGCATCATAAATTCCTCAAAGTCTACTAGTGCCTTTTCTCTTATTTCTTTTGTAATAACATTTAGTGACAATAGCAAAGTTTCGTCACTGTCATCACTTCTCAACCAGTCTTCTATTTTTTTTTGTGTTCTTAAGGGTATCCAAAAGGTATAAGCTAATATATATATTCCAAAGCTTAAAATCCATAATATTAAAAAAGTCTCATCGGTCATCCTTTACCAAAACCCTTAAATCCAAAACCAGTAGACAAGTTATATTTTCTATTTACATACTCAATCCAAGTTTCATCATCTTTACGAGGGTCTAAGTCTATATCTGGAGTAAGTCCTTCTTTAGCTTCTTCAACTATTTCACCAACTTTATCTTTAACCGTGTTGGGAAGGTCTCTCAAAGCT